CAACCCGCCAGAAGGGCTGACTGAATCCTACGGTGGCGCGGTGGTGACCGGTTGTTCTGGGGCCACCATGAATCTCGACGGCATCACGTTCGGCAATTACTTCCGCTTTCGCTACAATCAAATCTATGTCGAAGGCACGTGGTACACGGCGGGCTATGTGTGATGATGGACTTTCCGAGTGCGCCAACGTCAGGGCAGATTTACGCCGGCTACAAATGGGACGGCGCGAAGTGGACGTGCTCAACCGCGCCGCTGCCGATGGGAGATTCGCCATCAGACACCAACCCGCTGGTGAACGGCGTCAACATTCCGGGCATCGTCACCAAATATTCGCGCGGTGACCATGTCCATCCGACCGACACCACGCGCGCGAAGCCGAACAACGAGACGCTGACCGGTGCGCCTACCGGAGGATCGGCGGGCATCACTGGCAACATCACGGTCAACGGGGTGTTCTTCTCGTCGGCCAAACAGCACTATCTCGGCGCGCCATCCGGCCCCGGCTATACGGCGTCGAAAGCCGAAGCCAATATCATTCTGTACGATGCCGGCGGTGACAACTGGGCCGGCATGGGTACGGACAGTGGCGGCAACTGGTGGCTTCGCACAGGCCTGTCAGGCACGCCGGCTCCAGCGATTTACATCGATCAGGCGCGCAACGTCACGCTTTCGAAGTCACCGGTCGCGCCGACGCCTGCCGCTGGCACCAACAACACGCAGGCCGCGACCACGAACTTCGTGCTGTCCAATCCTGCGACTGGACCTTATTTGCCGCTGACTGGCGGCACCACCACGGGCGGAATTTTCTACGTCAACGGCGATCTGCGCACCTATCGCAGCGACGGCACGGGCGTGATCTATCTCGCCAATACTGGCGACCGCTATCTCTACTACAACGGCGCTGGCTTCCACATGAACGGCGCGCATTGCTACTCGGCGGCAGGAAGGCTGTGGGGCGCGGCAGACTTCCCGACACCCATCGTCAACATCCGGTTAGCCTACCTTGCCGATCAGACGCTGGCGTATGGCGCGGGGCTGACCGAATCCTACGGTGGCGGCATCATCACCGGCAGAAGCGGTTATGGCGACACGTCGCGCTATCGGCAATTCCAGATTCAACTCGGCGCTGGCTGGTACGCGGTGGGCTATGCTTAATTTTCCCGATGCACCGAGTGTTGGTCAGAAGTTCTCGCCGGGCGCGGGGCTGCCGATCTATGGCTGGGATGGGGTCAAGTGGATCACGTTCACGCCGGAGCTCGCCAGCAAGGTGCCACCATCGAACGCCAACCCGGTAATCGATGGCACCGCCAGCGCCGGGAGCTCGACATCCTACGCGCGCGGCGATCACGTCCATCCGACCGACACGGTACGGGCACCGATCAACAATGCAGCATTCACCGGAACGCTGACGGCGGCGTTTCTCACCGTGGCCGGCAACGTCTCGATTGTCGGCAGGTTGATCTCGACCGCCAAGGGTCATCAATTCGGCTACGCGCGCGGCACAGCGGCAAGTGGCGGCGTGCTGCCGAGCGATGCCAATATCAAGTTCTACGATCATTCTGGTGCCAACGGCAGTTGGTCAGGCATCGGTTCGGATGGTGCGGGTCAAGTCTGGGTCCGCACCGGCTACAGCGGCAACCCGGTGCCAGTGTTCTACGTGCAGAACGAACAGACCGTGGTGTTTCGCGAGTCGCCGGTTCTCCTGACGCCGGGGGCCGGAGACAATTCAACCAAGGTCGCGACCACCGCCTTCGTGGTGGCGCGCAAGCCCGTCAATATGTACCCGCTGGATTCGAGCGCCACCGTTACCGGCAACGTCACGCTCGCGGGCGGTGATCTGTGGATACATCGCAACGACACTTACGGCGTGCTCTATCTCGGCAACACCGGCTCGCGCTACCTGATCTATGACACCGCGAACTACAGTTTCTCTGGCGCGCACGTCTATGCCAGCAATGGCCGGCTCTACGGCACAGGCGACTGGGGCTCGGCACCGTATAACAACGCGCGGCTCGCCTACATCGGCGACGTCAACATCAATTATCAAGCTGGATTAAACGAACCCTATGGCGGTTCGGTGCGCACCGGAGGCACGGGTCCAACAGGCGGCGGTGGTGGCAATTCGTGGACGCTGCGCTTCCGGCAGGTTCAGTACTACACCACCAGTTGGTTCGCGATAGGTTACGCATGAAGATCATCGATCACGGCAAGTGGCTTCCGTACAAGCCGCCGAAAGACAACTGGCCGGAGAACGCGCCGCTCAATGCGCTGTTCGCCAAGCGCGAGAGCGACGGCAAGGACTGGTACGAGCACGTCAACAACCCGGAAAGCTTCCAGCCCGACACCGTCAAGGTCGGCTTCATGTTTCACGACTTCGAACAGGAATGGATCATCGGGCCGGCCTCGACCGATCCGACGCTGATCTTTCCGGCCAATATGTACGTGCGCGAGATCGATGGCTTCGGTTCGGTCGATGAGGACGAGATCATCGCCGCGTTCCGCAACAAGGTGATCGACGTTGCGACCAATGCGATGCGCGACCGACCGATAGCACCGCAACTGACGCCAGAACAACTGATGGCGACGCACCCGAACACGATTCTCGACCTGATCGAGCGCGTCAAGAAACTGGAGGAGAGATTGAAGTGATCATTCTCCCCGACAGAAACATCGCGCGCGCGAAGTATCTAATGCCGATGCTCTATCGAGATTGGCGCAAGCCTCTCTCGTGGGAAGGTAAGGACACCTCCAACGTCCTCGGCATCTACTTTCTCGTGCAGGCGTGGCGTGCGGACAAGCGCGTGGTCTGGACGGGGCGCTTCGAGGACCGCGAAGATGCCGATGAGTTTCTCTACGCTATAGCGACAGGGTCGCTCCTGAAGGACAAGTATATCCAGCGGCTCGTGCAGCCGATGCCGTGGTCCGGTTATCGTGAATCGGATTTCGACCCAGCGATGCTCTACGACGAGACCATCCACTACAACATGGTCACGCAAATCGGCATCGGTGCGAGCTCTGGCGTGTGGACGGCACCGGGCGATTGCTACGGTCTGCGAGACCGGGCTGGTGAGATTGCCGACGTGATTAGCGGCGGCGGCGGCGGCGGATCAGGCAGTGGTGGCTACAGCGCGGCGGGCGGTGGTGGCGGCGGGTTTGCCCGCATCACCAGCTACGGAATGTCTCCCGGCCAACAGTTCAGCTACGGCATAGCCGGTGGTGCCGCTGGCGGCACTGGCGATGGCTATAGCGCCTATGCTGCGAACGGTGCCAGTGCGGGCGCAAGTTGGTTCATCAGTGGAGGTGTGCTTGCCGCTAACGGCGGCGGCGCGGGCAACGCAACAACACAAACGACAACCGGTGGCGGAGGCGGTGCCGGCTACGCTGGAGCATGGGGCAAGACCGGAGGACGCGGCGGATATACGACAGCCTATCCCTACAGCGGTGGCGGCGGCGGCGGTGGCGCTTCTGGTCCGAACGGCGACGGTTGGAATGGTGGTGACAGCGCTGCAAACTACGCTCAAACGAATGGCGGCAGCGGCAATGGCAACCAGATCGGCGGCGGCGGCCCGTCTGCGGATGGCGCGGCAGGAAATTGGTACGGCCCTTGGGGACCGGGCGGCGGCGGTGGTGGCCAGCGCATCATATCCTCTGCGCCGAATGGTCAATACTACGCTGGCAGTGGTGGGCACTACGGCGGCGGCGGCGCTGGGCAGGCCATGCCTGCCGGTCAGCCGGGCTCACGCGGATATGGCGGCAGTGGCGGCTCGGGCATTCTCGTCATTCAGTACGAATCTACACCAACCGTCGTAGTCTCAAGCATAAGTCCTGCCAGCGGACCAACCGGCGGCGGTCAGGCTGTCGCGGTTTCCGGTAGCGGATTTGCCAACATCAGTTCAGCCAACATCGGCGGCGCTCCGATCACGGGGATTTCGTACAACGCCAACACTCTTTACGGCACCACGTCTCCGGGCGGTGCGGGCACCTATAACGCCTACGTCTATGGTCCTTACTCGACCGGCGTTGGCGGCAGCTACACCTACGTCACGCCGCCATCGGTCAGTTCTGCCGTGCCAGCTTCAGGCCCGACAGGCGGCGGCAACTACGTTCGCGTCTACGGCGCTAACATGAGCGGCGCGACAGCGATCTACTTCAACGGCGTTCCGGGTACGAGTCTCTCAAATGTCGATGCGAATTCTGTGCAGTGTTACGCGCCTGCGGGTGCGGCTGGTGCTTGCAGCATCGCCGTCTACAACGGTTACGGCAGTGGCGCGGCGACGGTCTACACCTTTGTCACGCCGCCATCGGTGAGTTATGTCACGCCGGCCTCGGGACCAACCACGCCAAACAACGCCGTCTTGGCTGTCATCACCGGCGCGAACATGGATGGTGTTAACTCGGTGACGTTTGGCGGTGTGGCCGCGTCGCCCATTGCGGTTATCAATTCGACTACGGTTCACGCTTGGGTGCCGGCGCATGCCGCTGGCTTGGTCAATGTCGTGGTCACCAACGGCTACGGCTCTGGCAACGCCAACGCCTACACCTACGTCGTGCCGCCGTCGCTGAGCGCCTGCAATCCGGTCCTTGGTCTCACGCATGGTGGCATGGCGGTGACATTGACCGGAGCCAACCTGTCAGGCGTCACCAGCGTTACTTTCGGCGGCACAGCGGCAACCAGCGTGGTCGTGGTCAACGCCAACACCATCACCTGCATCACGCCGGCTCACGCCAGAGGCCTCGTGGATATCGTCGCAACCAACACCTACGGTTCGGGCGTGCTGGCGAATGGATTTACTTACTTGCTTCCAGCGGCTGGCTTCAACATGCCGATGATGGGAATCTGAAGGGAGAAACAGATGAGCGAAGTCATAAGCCAGAAGATCGAACGCGAGGTCCGCTACCTGATCGGCGATCTGCACATGCAGGTCATCGTGTTGCGCGCCGCGCTCGACACGACGCAGCCGCAGCCCGAGCAACCGAAGCCGGCACCACCACCACCGCCGCAGCCGCAGCCGATTCCGCCGCAGCCCGAGCACGATGAACCACCGCCGAAGTCTGCAAAGACCAACGGCGCAACGCAGATCAGAGGTTGACCATGGCCGTGAATGTCAGTGTCGATGCCACGTGGCGCATGACGCGCTTCGAGTTTAATGCGCCGCACACGCCGAGCGGCATGGTGTCTGGCTATAGCGAGGTGCTGTTGCAGGCACCTGCCAAGCCAACCAAGGGCGCGGAGTTCATGCGTTCGCGGATGCCGGCACCGGCACCGCAGGAAGGTGACGACAAGGTCACCTATGGCGTGATGCCCGGCTCGATGATCAGCCGCGCCATGACCAGCGTGATGGACGAGACCGTCACCGTCGACGGCAAGACCGTTGCGTTCAAGGACGTGGTGGCGGCTAGCGTGGCGTTCTTCGAGAAGTGGCGGGTGGAGGACGAGAACAAACCGCCTCCGGCACCCGCGATAACCGCGCCGATGCCGGGGGACTCGGGCTCGATACCGCTTCCGCCGAGCTAGGCCATGGTGGAGAGCGCGAAGGGCTGGCTCAAACAGAACAGCACGCTGGTCTACTTCTTACTAGCGCAACTGGTAGCGCTGGCCGCAGGCGCTGCCAGCATCCTTTCGTACTCCGTCAAGCTTGAGACGCGAGTCCACATTCTTGAGACGCGCGGCGCTGCCTACAGTGTCAAGCGGATGGACGACATGGCGAACCAGATCGCTGTGCTTCAACAGAAGATCGAGCACAACGAAGATTCGATCAAGCGTCTGGTCGATCAGTACCTCAAGGATCGAGCGATCCAAACCCCAAGGTGATCATCATGGAATTCGAAGAGACGTTTGCGCTTGACGCCGCGATGTTTACCAACAAGTTCGCGCTGCATCAGACCAAGGACGGCTACATGATCTGTCAGCCGCGCATCGCGCGCACTGGCATTCAGGAATATCTCGGCGCGGAGATGGGCCGGCCTGACATGAAGGTGGTCCGGGTTTATCGCCCCGAGAGCGAGGTGATGGCCCATGATTCCGTGATGTCGCTGGCCGGCAAGCCGATCACCATCGAGCATCCCAATGAGCCTGTCACTGCGGAGAACTGGCGCGACGTCGCCGTGGGACACGTCGGCAGGGACATCCTGCGCGACGGCGAATTCATCCGTGTGCCGTTGCATCTGATGGATGCCGCAGCCATCAACGAAGTGAAGGGCGGTCGGTCGCAATTGTCGGTCGGCTATAGCGCAGTGATCCAGTGGGCGGACGGCGTCACGCCTGCGGGGGAGAAGTACGACGCCACGCAAACAGCTATTCGCGCCAACCACGTTGCGATCACCCATACGGCTCGTGGTGGACCTCTATTGCGTATGGGTGACAACAGGAGAAATCAAATGGCTACCAGAAAGATCATGGTCGACGGCATTCAGGTTGAAGCCGACGAGAAGGATATCTCGATCATCGAGCGGCGGATTGCTTCGCTCGAAAAGGAAGTGAGCACGGCACAGTCAGCGCTCGGCATCGCGCAGACCACCGCGCAGACCGACGCGGCGAAGTTAGCGACCGAGCTCGCCAACATCACGGCTGTGGTTGCGACCAAGGATGCCGAGCTCACCACGCTGAAGGCGAACCTCGACGCCGCGAAGATGACACCGCAGAAACTCGACCAGATGGTTGCGGCCCGTGTCGCCACCGTGCAGCGCGCGCAGAAGATCATCGGCGATGCACTGGTGAGCGAAGGCAAGACCGATGCCGAGATGCGCAAACAGGTCGTGCTCGCCAAGCTGGGTGAGACCGCCAAGGACTGGAATGACGACATGATCAACGCGTCGTTCAACACGCTCGCGGTTTCCGACAGCAACGGATTCGGCAGCGGCAACGGACTGCAACACGTGGTGCAGGTCGTCGCCTCCAACGAATTCGGCGGTGACCCGGTCGCCAAGTCCTACGCCACGTACAACGAGGACATCCAGAACCGCTGGAAGACGGCGGGCGTGCGCAACAAGGCCTGATCATCCGATCAGGTCAACGCAATCCGAACTTCAAATCTTTAAGGAGATACGACAATGGCAGTTGATACCAAGCGCGAAGAAGAGACCAAGACCGAGGAGCGGACCCGGGGCGGCGTGCCGGCGCAGCGCGAGACCAAGGATGTCGTCGTCAACCCGCAGTCGGTGCCGCAGGCAACCTTCCCCAACACGATGAAGCAAGGTCTGCCGGGGATGATCAATTCGATGGTGGATTACAACGCCATCTCCCGCAACTGCGCCACCGCTGCCGGCATCCCCGCCGCGCGCGCGGTATCGCAGGGCACCGCCGACACCGACTGCGTGCTCGGTGGCACGGCGAACGGCTTCCTCGGGTTGGCGATCCTCGATCCGACGCTGATCAATCCGGTCACCGTCGCGGCGGAAACCTACATGCAATACAACGAGATCGGCATCCTCACCAAGGGTGAGATGTTCGCATGCTGCGTGGTCGCTTGCGCAGCCGGCGATCCGCTTTCCTTCGTTGCCGCTGACGGCACGCTGACCAATACCGGCGCGGTCGTCGTGCCCGGTGGTCGCTGGAAGTTCACCCGCGCTACGCCCGGCGATCTCAACGTCGTGCAGTTGGGCATCCAGCGCTAATCGACGTCATCCCGACGTTCTTTCCCTTAAGTCATCGTTATCAACCCCGTCAGGAGGCGGAGATGAATCTTCAGCATTATTTTGGACGTGACGCGCAGCAAAGCGCGTACAACTTTGTCGTCAATCAACAGACGGCAATCGAGCAACAGATCGTCAAAATCCAGTACCCGGATGTGCAGTATCCGGACTTGGTGCCGGTCGATGCTGCGACAGGCAACGAGTGGGTGAAGTCGATCACCTACTACAGCCAAGACATGGTCGGTCGGGCGGAATTCTTCCACCACACCGCCCTCGATGTCCCGCTGGCCGAACTGACCCGCGAGAAGTTCGAGCGCGGGATGGAGATGGCCGCGATTGGTTATCGCTACACGCTTGAGGAAGTGGCGCAGGCAATGAACACGCCCGGCCTCAACCTCACCGCAGACAAGGCGGTTGCTTGCCGGCGCGCCTACGAAGAGTTCGTGGACAACATCGCGCTGCGCGGTTCTGTCGCGAAGAACATGCAGGGACTGATGAACTCAAGCATCGTCACCGCAACGACGGCACCTGCCGATGGTGCGGCAGGCGCAACCACGTTCGCCTCTAAGACCAACGACCAGATCATCCGTGACATCAACGTGACGCTGACCGGCATCGCGACGGGTACGAACTGGCTCTACTACGCCGACACGGTCCTGTTGCCTCCCGCCGTGCTGGTTGGTCTCGCCGGTCGCATCATCCAGTACACCAACATCACGTTGCTGGAGTGGATCAAGACCTACAACGTCCTGACGGTGCAGACCGGCAGGCCGATCACCATTGCTGGCGTGCGCGGCCTTGAGACCGCAGGCGTCGGGCAAATCTCCCGCATGGTGGCCTATCGCCGCGATCCATCCGTGCTGAAGATGTGGATTCCCATGACGCACCGCTTCCTGCCGGTCTGGCAGCGTGGTCCGCTGGTGTTCGACGTCCCGGGCATCTTCCGGCTCGGCGGCATCGAGATCAGGATGCCGGCGGCGATGCGCTACCTCGACGGCATCTAAGCAAAGGTGCAGGCTCGTGCCTGCATATTGCTCCACCTCACATCATCGACAGGAGATTTGCGTTATGGCCAAGGTAAAGAATACAGGCAATCAGCCGCGCGGCTTTTTCACCGAGGAAGGTGGACAGGTCGTCGTCGCTGTCGGCGAAGAGAAAGAGTTCAACATGACGGAGGCCGACTTCAACAAGTGCAAGGAGGTTGCCGCCAGTGAAGAACCCGCGCCGTATGAAATCAGCGGCAGTCCGGGCGGCGTCAAGAAACTCAACGCGAAAGAGCAAAGGGAAGCCGACGAGAAGAAGGCTGCCGAGGCTGCCAAAAAAGAGAAGTAACCGTCATGGCGATCACCACAACGATGCCTCCCACCATCGCCGAATTCCGGAGCGCGTTTCCGGAGTTCGCGTCGGTGACCGATGACCAAATCCAGATGGCCATCGACACCGCGATGACGTGGGTTGATACGTTCTGGTTCTGGCCAGATGCCAAACTAGCCGTGATGTATGCCGCCGCGCATTATCTCTGGCTGCACGACAAGGCAAGCGGCGGCCTGATCTCGGGCGGTGGCGGGACCGGTGGCGGCACGCCTCCCGTCATCGACTCCGAGGCTGGTTTGATCTGGGTCAAGAGCGTTCGCTTCCGCGACCGGCAAGTCACCTATGACCGCGTCTCCGGTTCTGCCGGCGGCTCTGAATCATCCAGCGAAAAAGTGACGTCGTCGTCCGAGGACTTCTGGAATTCCTCGCCCTACGGCCAACTCTATCTCTCGTTTCGACGGCGCAACGTCCCTCATGTAGCGGTGATCTGATGGAATATTCCCTCCCCGTTAGACGTCTGCGAATGACGTCGGTGCTGCAATCCATCGACGGCGGCGGCTCGCCCGGCGTGATCGAGCTTCGCAATGCCGAACGCGTGGTGCTGGCCACGCTGTTGATGGTGATCCCGTCGTTCTATCTGGTCGGCGACGATCTGGTGCTGACGGCACCGACATCCGGCTTCGTCGCCATCGAGGGCATGGCCACCATCGGCACCATCTCTGACGGTGCCGGCAACATCGTCATTGACAACATGAGCATCGGCGTCGACGTCACGCCAGACGAAGTCCACGACTATGAGATCGTGCTCGATGACGCGATGCTGCGGATCGGCAAACAGGTCACGATTGTCACGGCAACACTTGAGCACGGCTGATGGGCACCGTTGACGACACCAAGCCGGTTGACGTTCGCGTCGACAGCGTGTTCGGCGAACCTGTCGTGTTGAAACCGATGATGATTCAACAGACCGGCTACCGCTCCAGCGTGCCCGACCCATCACGGGTCGAGGTGATCGCGACCGGCATCTACGACACCACGCGCGGCACCACCGAGGGCTCTGGCGGCCTGACCCACCGGCTGGCCACGGTCGACACCTCGCTGTCGATCAGGTTCGAGCCGATCCTGCAATGCGACCTGAAGAAAGGCGACCGCGTGTTCTTTCCCGACCGGGATGAGACGCACGAGGTCACCTTCATCCATCCCGATTACAGCGGCAGGTGGGACGTGCACATGGTGAAGATTCTCGAATGAGTGTGATCCGGATGCTGACACGGCTTTCCGCAGTGGCGGCGTTGCGCGGTCAGACGTGGGCCGACAAGCGCGTCTACGATTCCGACAACACGCCGCTGAGCCAAGTCCTGACGCTGAACGCCGAGGCGAAGCCGTACATCGTGGTTTACACCGACGCCGACAACCGCTCCGAACAGAACGGCACCGACATCTACGGCATGCGTCGCGAGATGAACCTGATGCTGGAGATCGGCGTCGCATCCAAGGTCGAAGGCAAGACCGGCGCTGCCGAGATCAAGATTCCGCTGACCGACGAGGGCATGGAGCTCGCGATTGACATGGTCGAGGAGCAAGCGCTGGCAGCGCTGTTCGGCGATCCACAGAACGACTGGGCTGAACTGTTGAAGCTGTTCATCATGCGCGTCGAGCGACTGACCGGGCAGCGCGGTGCATCGTCGGACCGCGATCATCGATGGGCGGCGCGACAGGTCGGCATCATCTGCGACGTGGTCTCTGATCTTCCGCCGGGAGAAGAATTCCCGGACGATCATCCGGTCAGGCAGTTCATCGTGACATCGGAGAAACATCCCGAGGCGAACATGGAGCACGCCGCAGAAATTTGCAAAGCGTTGGTCTCGCGCGAGGCCGCGCCGGAATGGGAGCGGATGCAAGCCGCACTTGGCGTGCGGAGACGTGGCTTGCGCGCTATCGGTCTTGCTCCGCTTGCCTCCGGCATTGCGCACCACCTGACCGCAGAAGGCGACGACCTGACTGACAAAAAGGGAGAGGCGCCAATTCTTCGCAAGATCAGCCACGACGACATCGACATGGAGAAGGACGAGGATGTCGGCCTGATCGATCAGTTCTCGATCCAGACCAACGTCGCCAGCGTCAAGGCGAAGGAAACACCGGACAAGATCGAAGCTGACGGTGAGGTGGAATGAGGATCAAGGTCGACTACAGCGCGGTGATGAACTACATCGCGAAGCTGTCGAAGGCTGAAGAGATCACGACGCCGGCCATATCGGTCGGGCTCAACGAAGTCGGTGACGGCCTGATCACGGTGCTGGCCAGCAACATTGCGAGAGAAACCGGACTTGGCGTCGAAGAGGTGCGCGGCCTGATGCAGGTGAAGCGCGCGACCAAGAACGATCTCAATTACGACATCACCGTCGACGGTCGGCTTCTCGAAGATGATCCGAGAACGCTGGAGGGCAAGCGCGAGTCGCGCGACTTCGGCAAGCAACGTCCCGAGACGCTAGTCATCATCGTCAACGTCAAGGACGATCTGGTTTGCATGGACTGTGAAGAGCTCGCCGCCGCTGGCCCGATGCCCATTGAGATCGCGCGCGAGCACATCCCGAAGCATCCGCACTGTCGCTGCACCATCATGCCTTACGTGCCGAAGGGAAGGCGCATGCCGGTGCAGATGACGTCACTGACCGGCACGCGAGAGTCGCGGCGATCCGGTGGCAAGGCTAACCGCGAGATGACGCTGCGGCAGATGGCGCAGGAAATTCTCGACAAGATGGCAACGACAATTCGCATCCAGTTGAAGTGAGGCAGCGATGGCGGACGACACTCAACGCTTGCTCGCACAGGTCGCGGACTTGCGCCGGCAGATGGCCGATCAATTCCAGCACGGCACCGTGCACGAGGTGAAGGGCACCAAACTGCGGATGTCGCTCGGCAAGACCAAGGACGGCAAGGACATCCTGTCGCCGTGGCTCAACACCACCAACATGCGCGGCGGCGCACGCGAACAGCGCTTCTACAAGAAGGGCCAGAACCTTTCGATCATCGCGCCCGGCGGCGATCTCGCGCAGGGCATGCTGGCACCGTTCGCGCCGAACAAGGATTTCAAGACGCCCGAACACGCTGACGGATCGGGGCAGGACGAGGAGAGCTATCAACAGGACGACTATCGCGGCAAGACCACCAAGGAAGGCCACGATCACTGGCTGCAAGAGGAGGAGAAAGAACAGCAAGGGCAAGGTGGTCAGCAAGGCGGTGGCGGCAAGCAACAGAAGAAGGGCCACACGGGCGGCGACAAGGCGATCATGAAAGCCCGGATGAACAAGGACGGCGGTCACACCTACCGCGTCGGCAAGGACTCGCGCCTCGCCGCGCACAAGGACGGCGCGAAGATCAGGATGGGCTCTGACTGGGTGGTGGTGACCAAAGGCAAGATCATCTTCTCGCAGCCACCGATCCTCGGCAAGGACCCGATCAAGAACGACGACAAGTAACTCAACAGGAGAAGCCAGATGGCAAGCATGGTACGGACGCCGCGAATCCTACAGAAGTTCTACGTCTACGATCCCAACATCTCCGACACGTTCGGTGGCCTGCGCGTGTTGCAGGACAAGGACGACAAGGGCAACGTCAAGGACGACAGCAACCACGTGCTCGCGGTGGTGCAGCAAGTGCAGTACTGGATTGATCAGGGCTTGATCGGCGAGAAGCCGGTTGGCGAGATCAGCGCCGCGCACAAGAAGTTGCTGGCGCAACTGACGCGCGGGCGCAGCGAGGACAACGACGCCCCGCTCCCGCGCATCCCGCGCTATGACCGCAAGGTGCAGTCCGGTCATCCGGCGCTCGCCGGCCAGCCCGGCTACGTGCAGCGCAAGAACCGCCGCAAACAGCGGCAGCAAGACCGCAAGAAGGAAGGCAAGCCGCCGAAGAAGCCCGAGCCCAAAGCGGCGCAGGCCTGATCGATGGCGGATTACGTCTACGATCCAAATCTGGAGATGTGGCCAGACCTCAAGTATGGCCGCATCGTCCTCAACCCTGTGCGCATCGGCATGGACCGATACACGGGCAAGATGCTCACGGGTTGGGATCACGTGATCCAGTCGATGCTGTTAATCTTCGCGACCAAGTATCACGAGCGCGTTCTACGCCGATGGGTCGGATGCTACGTGCCGCACCTGATCGGCGAGAACGCCACCGAGACAACGATCTGCCGGTTCTACTGGGCCATCGGCACCGGGCTCGATCTGCACGAACCGAACTACCGCGTCCAGCGTGTACGCACCAGCACGCGTGCTGACGGAACAAGCCTGACATCGCCGGAGGAATTGCGCACCGGCAAGCTGACCACGTCGATGGAGGGCGTCTATCGGCCACGTGGTCATCTCGGCAACAGCGATCCGCAGATCAGGCGCGCGGTCGGTCTGGTGTCGCGCGGCTACAATCTGTGGGAACGACAGGCCGGCTACGTCTCCGGCGCGCCTGAATACGGCCTCGGCACCACGCCGAACATTCCGCCGGGGAGCAAGCTATGAGCGACGTCTACATTCAGGCCGGCGGGCAGGCTCTGGCTGACAGGTTGACCGACCGCATCTCGGTCATCCTGCCGGCGAACCTCCAGCCGATGATCGTGCTGGAGAAGCTGGACGTCGAGACCATCCTTGCGCAGAGGATGGCGCGGCTCAAGCAACTGTGGGCGCACTACGACCCGCCGGCTGCGGCGCAGTACGATGTCGAGAACCTTGAGTTCGATCCGATCAAGATCAACCAAGAGGTCTGCGCGTATTTCGAATTGCTGTTGCGCGACCGCGTCAATCAGGCGGCGCGCTCGGTCACGCTGGCCTATGCGATTGGCACCGACCTCGATGCCATCGCGTCACGCTATCCCGGCGGCGTGCCACGGCTGCCGAACGAAAGCGACGACCGCTATCGTCGGCGCATCTGGCTTTCGCCGAACGTGCTGTCGCCGCACGGCACCGCCGAGGCCTACGAATTCTGGGCGCTGACCGCGCTGCCTTCGCTGCGTGACGTCACCGCGATCCGCTCTGTGCAGTTCGATTACTATCCGACGATCCTGATCACCTGCCTGAAAGAACCGCCGGCAGACCCGAAGCCGACCGACGAAGAACTGGTGCGCGTCCGCGCCTACATCCAGTCGCTGTCGCGGCAGGGACTGACCGACGTCATCTCGGTCAACCCGCCGAAGATCAGGGAGATCGAATACAAGATCGCCGTCTGGTTCTATCCCGGCACCAATGCCGACACCACCATGAGCCAGATCGTCGGCAACATCGCGACGCTGGTGAATGACCAATACTGGCTCGGCCACGATCACAGCCACACCGCGATTCATGCCGCGTGCCGGATGACCGGCGTGCACCACGTCGACATCGAAGCCCCGGAGGATGACGTGATGGTGCCGCTCGACTGGCTGATCAAGGTCACCAACGTCACCGTTCGAAACGCCGGGCGTGCCCTATGAGCGACATCGTCACCGAAGGGATCATTCCATACCCCGGTGCGAAGCTTCTCTATCGCTCGGCGTCAGGCCTCGAAAAGTCGATGGCCGACGTCGATGGCGAGCGGCTGATCGGCACCTACGCCGAGATCATCATCGACCAGTGGGACCCGTACAAGATCAGCGTCAACAACCTGCCCTATCTCGGCTACGCGATGGGCGTGATGCTGTGGGAGGATGGCTGGAGCGAGTCGACGCAGCGTGAGTGGGTCGCGCATCAGTTCGAGTACAAGTCGCTGCGCGGCACGCAGGCCGGCATCGAGATGGCGCTCAATTACACCGGGCGCGATTTCACGGGCGGCTACTACATCGTGCAGGCGATGCGACCGCCGCAGTGTTTCTTCGCTTCGCCGTCGATGTCGAAGGAGGCCTACGACTTCTGGATTCACTTGCTGCCGGAGGTGCGGATCACGTTCGAGGAGGGCGTCGGCTGGGACGGCGTCGACGTGATGTATGTGCGCGACGGCGGCGTCAATGACTTCGTCGGGCTCGATGACGGTGAGGCGCTGTACGGTCGCAAGGCCTACCTGCGCATTCGCGGCGTCGACAAACCGATCCAGATTTATTCGTTCACCAAGACCATCAACGGCGTGGCCTCGGTCGACTTCGAACAGGTGGCGATCCCGGGACTTGCCGGCCCGGCCTACATGACCGAGGACTTCGTCAACGACGAACAGTTCGTCTGCGCCGAAACCATCAAGCCGCAACTGGTGACGATCCGCGTCGACGGCTCATACAACCACGAGCAAAGCCAACTGCATCTCGACACGGTGCTGCCGGGGCTTGAGCCGATTGACGTTCGCTATGAAAGGGAGAGCGACATCGGCTGGGGCAATTCGTTCTTCTTCGTCGGCGACTGGAGCGACTCACGCAGCCTGTTGCCGGGCGATGAATTCCATCCGGACCACGAACTACCCGACACCATCCCGCGCCCGACGCATCCGATCATTCTTCCGCCGACGCCACCGAACACGATTCCTTATCCGGTGCCGCCCGTGCCCATCGTCTACTACGCCGACGCCGGCTACGACGCGGCGCGCATGCTGGCGGATCGCATCTTCCTGTACGACCCCGACATCGTCGGCACCATCACAGGCGGCATCTCCTACGTCGGCGTCGATTACGTCTCGTGGCCGGCCTACACCGCCGACCTGATGATCGACATGAACACCGACGACGACGTGTGGAGTTGGTTCGGCGATGAAGGCTTCGTCACTGACGACAACTACTTTGCGAGCGAGCCTGACCTACGGGACTTCGACCGCAGCAACCGGGCGGTCGTTACATCACAAGCGCTGAGAGATCGGGTGCGCGTTGCATATGATCCAACGCGCCTGATCGAACTACGTGAACGCGCTTACAACGAAACCACTATTGACCAGCAAGTCGTGAACTTGCTCTAGGAGAGGCAGCATGGAACGCAAGGTTAACATTCAAGACTGGCAGAAGGTCACGGTCGAGGACTTCAACAACTTCGGTCTATTCCCGCGATCTTCATTCGATCACATCGTTGGCGATACCTTGATCCCGACGATGGCCTACACAGGTTTCACTGCGGTGCAGACTGCGCCAGCGGTTGTTACCGTTGGCAATGGTCGCCTCTATCACGCCGGCCTTGTGTTCTACAACGACAGCGAGGGTGGCTCGTCGCTCGATCTGTTGGGCGTACTGCCGGTGGTGACGCGGCGATATGTCGGCGTCGTGGTGTGGGGACAGGAAGTCGAGACCGACACCGAACCGAGAACCTTCCTTACCGATCCGGTAACACGTGCCACGGTCGCGCGCGTGGTGTCGACCGAGAACCGCCGCTGGGCCAACGTCTCCACCGTGGTCGGTGCCGAAGGACCTGATCCGCAACATCCATCGGTGGCATCGAACACGCTGGCCGTTGCGTGGATATTGCTCGACTCGACCGGCATCGTCTCGATCCAGATGGTGGAAGAGAACCGCGCGCCGAACCTCACCAATCTCGATGACCGAATGAACGAGATGGATGCGTGGCGTGCGGGTGCCACGTCACGGCTCGATACGCTGGCGACCGACATGGCATCGCTGGCGCTGCGCATCAACGGCACCGCCTCGATGCGGTTCGTGATGAAGGTCGCCGCTGACGTCGCGCGCGTGAAGGAAGTCCTGAACCTGCCCGACACCTATTCGTCATGGGGCGCTGATCACTTCCTGACGACGGATGAGTCCGACGTCACGCACGTCGACTATCTTGCCAAGATCGAGGAGGGCATTCGATTCCCCGATGCTGCGCAGCGCGACGCGCAGATGGGCTTGCTCAATCCGATGGACCCGGCGGTCATCAATCAGGCCAACTTCGTGCTGCCGGTCTACGACCCGGTGACGCGGCTTGAGGTGCTCGGCAAGGACAGTGATCTGTCGATCTCGCAGTACCAGTATCAAACCATCAGTTGGGAATTGTGCGCCAAGACCCGCACGCGGGTGCGCTGGGGCACGGCGTTCTATGTCTGTGCCAACGGCGTCTGGTGGTTCGCACCATCGGGTCGTGACTGGGTGTCATCGATCAACTCCGGCGAGTCACAGGGCGCACAGGCCGGCGGCATGACGCCGAACACCGACCTGATCTTCGATCCGATCAAGAACATCCTGACGCGCGGAAACGAGACCTTCATGATTCTCGACGTGCAGGACAACCCGAACCACACCATCCTGCGGCTGGCACAGTACTGGGTCGATGAAATCATCGACTCGTATTACTGGCGGCAGGTGGTCACCATTGAAGGCCTGTCGGGATCGGTGGTCTCGCAGACCTTCCTCAATTCACAGGGCGGCTGGCTGATCGCGGTCGAACTGTTCTTCTCGCGCATCGCGGCAACTGGCGACGTGCACTGCCTGATCTGCGAGTGCAACACCACCGGCTCGCCGAACTTTGAAAAGACCATCGCGCGCTCGACCAAGCCGGCGGACCTTCTGCGGATCGATCCGAACGCCACCAAGTTCGACTTCCTGCCGACCTATCTGGCGAAGGGCATTCGCTACGCCATCGTGTTGCAGACGGCGGGCAACCACTTCATCTCCCTCGTGCACAACAACAAGTTCGCGCAGGGTTCGCTGTTCTCATCGACCGATGGCGCGTGGTCGGTTGGCGATCTGACCAAGGACATGGCGTTCCGGTTGAACTTCGCCAAGTTCAGGAGCAACCGCTGCGAAGTGCAGTTGCTGTCGCTCGAATTGAACGGCGGCATGGCCGCGATCGATCTCAACTTCGATAGTACGCGTCCGCCCGGCACCACGATCTCATTCGAGGTACAGATCACTGGCAACTGGGTGCCGCTCGGCTACTACGCATCCAACCCGCTGATCGCATTGCCGCCGCTGTTGCCGTTCCGCGTCTTGCTGGTTGGCACCACGGACGAAATGCCGGGCCTTGGTGTGGCGGCGCTTTCGCGCATGCTGACATCGCGACCACGCTCCGACTTCCGTCATATCTCGACGGCGCGAACGACGCCCGGTCCGGTCACCACGGTCTATTGCGACTTCAGGCTGGAGAGTTGGCGGGGCCCTCCCTACCACACCTTCACGCCACGGCTGTTGGTCGGTGCCGGCTACGTCAACGTGCGCACGCCGTCGCTGATACAGGACGAGATCGATCCGAACGATCCGACCACGCTGGTGCGTTCGTGCACGTGGAATCTCGCCGCCCTCGGTGGTGCTGCGATCACGTCCTACAAGATCAGATCAGAGGGCACGACCGACAACGTGCTCGCGACTTACCTTGTCGGTGAGCGCGTCGACATCGCCATCGCATAACTGGAGGACCCTTCATGGCTACCGATAAATTCCCACAACAGAACGTCAACATGCCGATGGACCCGAAGCGGGTCGAGGCGGCGCGCGAACGGCTATTGGCACCACCGCGCGGTGCGTTGCCTGAGACGTTTACGCCGCAGACCAACGGCGGCAAGGGCTCGCGGCGCGAGGTGCGCAAGGGCGAATGGATCGATGATCGGGTGATCGAGATCGGCGGTCCGTCGTCACCGTCAGCCGACACGCCGCCCGAACTGCCGGCGCAGCGCGATGCACCTCCGGGCAGCTACGACCCGACCAAGGTCTATTCCATCACGCTCGGCAAGCCGGCGGTGTTCGCCGGTCGCGTGCTGTCGCCGGCCAAGGCCTATCAGATGACGGGCGAGACCTGCACCGATGTCACGGCCAGCCATCCGGGCGCGATCATCGACGCGGTCGTGCTCGGCGACATCCCGCAGAGCCCGGACATCGCGCCGTCTGCCGCGCCCGAGAAGGCAAAGAAGAAGGCATAGCACCATGTCACTGAAGCGGCTCGATGAAGAGTTCGAACTGAAGCCGGGCACGCAGTTGCTTCCGTACATGAAGCGATTGCTGCCTTCGCTTGAAGGCCGCTTCCAAGAACTGGAAGATACGGCACAGGTCTATCTGCGCGTGGTCGAGGACATCCGCGCGGCGGCGCTGTTGC